ACCACTAACCGTGTTACACGCGCCAGTTGTCACGAGCGCCGCCGCTTCCGGCACCGCATTACCGAGCGCGGTAATGGCAGTCGCCGCCAAATGGCGCGCGGCCGACATGTTGTCGCCTAGGTTGATGGTGCATGACGCGGTGCCGGCGTTCCAGTACAGCTTAGACAAGCCGCCCAGAATGCGCGCACCGATGGGCAAGGCGCCCCAGCGAATCTTGTCGGCAATCGCAGGCGCGGCGCCTGATGCTGGTGCGACAAAGACCGATTCGAAATAACGCACACGTCCGTGCCGTGCGTCGGAGTTGATTCGATTCGTTAGCGGTTGGCCGTAAGGCACCGCGTTGCGAATCGTCTGCTGATTTGCGTAAAAGTCTGCCATGGGAATGTCCTCTAGTTCGGTTGCGTGGTGGCGTTATTCGAGACAGGCGATTTCGACCACGCCTTCATCTTCGAGCCGTGCACCACCCGCCGACATGCGTGCATACACCTGCGCGCTGTAGTTCTTGGTAGGCAGGGTGTCGACCGATGCCGTGATGTCTTTGCCGAGCCCAAAGCCGACGCAGCCTTTCGACCATGCCAGCGCAAAGCGAGTCGTTGCCGCGACGTCGCGGAACAAGCGCTCTGTACGCACAAACTTAAAGCCGAGGAACGTATCGATCTTGCCCTGCGCCAGCGCTTTCACGCTGTTGTAGTCGATCGATTTGATTTCGGTCGTGCCATAGAGGTTCGTCAACATCTTGCTATTGACGCCAATCACCCGCGTGGCCATGGTGTCATTCTGGCCATCGCTTGAGGCGTCATCGTCCACCTCGTTCGCGTCCAAGATTTCCTTGGTCGCAAGCAGTTTGGCGAGCGTCAGTGACGTTGCGCCCACGGCAATCTTTTGCGTGGTAGGCAGTGCCAGCAAGCCTGCATTGCTGCGCGCGTTGCCGCGTGCTGCCGTCAGGATGATATCGTCCTTGGCGCGATTCAGCGCCGACACAGCCAGTGCACTGTAGGGCGACGTGGGATCTGCCAGCATTTTGATCTTGTCGAGTTCGTCGACGAGATCTGCCCAGCCTTTGTCTTGCAAGTCGATCCAGCGACGGCTGTGCGGGGTTTGCACATACTGCGTGTCGCCGTGCCGAGTGAGAATGTCGTAGGCTTCGGTCTTGCCCAAGCGTTCGACAGATTTGGATTGGCCAACGATGCCGCCTTCCATTTGGCACCAGGCTTCGAAGCGCGACTTGCGCTGTTGATACAGCAGCCGGAAATTGGTTCCGTACTGTTGGACCATCGATTCGGTTACGGTAAATGACATGGGTAGACTCCAGTAAGGGAACAAAGTTGTTGCCTTGCCGGGTGTCCACTTGCGTGGGCCGGGATGCGTCTACATGCAATGGCCTAGCATGTTCTAGACGAGCGTCCGGGTATCCGCGAGCCATCACGGGCCGGGTCAGTTATCTGACGGCGCGATGATTACGCGCTCACTTGTCAAAAATCTTCACCTGCAAAAAAGCGGCCCGGTGGCCGCTTCTTGTTTTGCCTTCGTGAATGAGGCGCTAGCCCGTTTGCATGACGAACGGGCCGCGCGCTTTGGCGCCTGCGTTCGGCCTGTTTTGGAAATGCGCCGTGACGCGCTGCTTGACCGATTCGTGGTCCGGGTGGTCCTTGTTGAAGTAGGCAGGCGACTTCATAAGGCTTTCAACTTCGGTCGCTGAGATACGCTGCTGCGCTGGATGGTCCCCGGTGCGCAGTTCAGGCGCCAGGGTTTGCAGGATCTTGACGATGCGCGGATCGTTAATCGCCGGCGGCAGCACGACGCCATCGGCGAGCTTAAGTGGTGATGTAAATGCTTCAATGGAAATGCCGGTCTTGGCTGACAGCGCCGCCACCGCGCCTTGCACCGCATTGAACGCGACCGCTTGATCGCTGTCGTTGGACCATCCATTTTGCGCCATGTACGACTTGGTGGCCGCGTCACGCTCTGCGGCATTGGCCAGCACCATTGTGTCTGCCAAACCTAACGCTTTTTCCAGTGCCCACTGCATCTGCTTGTTGTTGAGCCCTTGCGCGTGCGCGTCTTGAATCAGCTGCTTGGTTTCCGTGTCGCCCACGAATTCATTCCATGCGGTTTCGTCGACTTCGGCCGGCGCTGCCAGCTTGTAATCTTCCGGCTTATCCGGGCGCGCTTCATCGCTGCCCAGCTTCTTAACCAGCGGCGCATAGGCTTCTGCCTGCTTGCGAATACTCGCGGCTTCATCGAGCGAGCCGTCTGCCTTTTTGACGTGATACTTGGATTGCAGCCAGTCCATCGCATTGGCAGCGGGTTGGCCCGGTGCGGCGCCAGCGAGTTTCGAGGCATCGCCTGACGTGTCAGCCGGTGGCGTGCCGGACGCGGGCGGCGTGCTACTGGCAGGCGGTGTGCCCGCTGCGGGACTGCCAGCCGGTGCGCCGCCGTCTGCGAGTGCGGCTTCAAGTTTCCGATACGTTGGAATCTTCAACATGGTCGTTTACCCCGTGTGCTCTGTTGATGCGCGAAACGATGTAGTCCAGCACTTCCTTGTTGCCCAGCCGCTTGTCAGTTTCGCGTTGCGCTTCGATACCGCCTTTGACCCATGGGTTGCGGCCATAGCGGCGAATCAAGTCCTCCAGAATCTTAACGCCCTCGTGATGATTCTCAAAGACGCGGGCATAAATGCTATCGATCTCGCTGGGCATGCGCTAATTGACGACAAGAAAGTCAAATGGCGTATTGCCTGTTGCCGCTCCATTGGCCGTAACCGTAAAAGAACCAGCCCCAGCGGTGACGCGAACCGACGTCGCTGTCAAATCGGCACCGCCCAATTGAACCAAAATAGTCGACGCCGCCGTGACGAGTGAATTGGTGACGACGCAGGCAGTTGCCGCTGCTGCAATGGCTGCGCGTCCGCGTGGATTGTTGTTGACGACGTTGCCGGGTGTGCCTGACGAGTCGGCATAGACCGCCTGCAAATTGCTGGTTTTGATTGACGATGGAACGGTGCTACCGATCGGCCCAGGCGAGGCCAATGGTCCACCCGTGTAGGCACTGGGAACGATACAAGTAAACCCCGCCGCACCCAGTGTCGCGAGCGCTGTCGTTACATCGGCTTGTGCGGTCATGACTCTGCACTCAACTTGTACTGAATGTCCTTGAATGCTTGCTGCGTGATGCCGAGCACGCGCCACTCTTCGCCATGCGCAACCGTCACAGCCACGCTTGCTTGGTTGCTGTTGTAGGTCGTTTGATCTGCCCATGCGCCACCGGGCGCCGTACGCTTTTGCGTCTTGACGGTGTTCGAGCCGTCGAGGCCCGTAAGCGTTAAGCGCATGGTCGTGGTGCTTGACGGAATCACGAGGCCATCGCTTGCGTTTCCGCTAGCGGCGACTGCGCCAGTTGCAAATGTACCTTGTACTGCTTGAGACATAGATCACCCGTTGACGGCTTTCTTGCCGAGTTCAATGCTAGCGGTTTCAACACCCGGCGCGATCGCTTGCTTAAGCTGCTCTTGCTGCTGCGCCTCTTCACGATCGTCACGCATGGCCTGGATATCTTCGGCGCTGCGAATCAGGCTGCCATGCAAGCCCATAAGCTTCGCGCGCTCGCGGTCTGCCTCTTCCCAATCGTACACGTCCATGTCGCTGGGGCGTACTTGCGCCTTCGCAATCAGCCGGTTTTCGTATTCGTCCATGGCGCCAATGTCCTCGCGTTTCTGCGAGCGAGCAAGGGGCGAGGTAAACTTCACCGAGAATTCCCGGCCGCGCACCGACTCAGGCGGTGGGTTAAATATCCCCGGTTGACCCTGCGCCCAAAAGATTTCACTGGCGCGATAGGCCAAGTTAAAACACAGCTCCACTAATTGCTTAAGCCATTCCGATTGCAGCCGACCGTAGATCGGGCCGAGTGCTTGCCTGAGCATTTGCAAGCGCACTTGATACTCGTATGCCGTCTTTGCTGGACCATCGGCAGGCGGTAATGCATCTGCCATGAGAATGCGCTTTATCTGCCCTTGCAGTTTGTCTTGCATCGTCCAATTGACTTGGAAGTTGGCACCGGTCGAGAGTGGTTGCAAGCTGTCAGGATCCGCCATCACCACAACTTTGCGCGCACCAATCTTCAGCGTTCTGGCATTCAGCACGCCATCGTCGACCGCCTTCCACATGCCGGACACGGCAACGTCCGCCGCTGCCATCTCAAGCGTGGCCAAATAGTTCAAGCGCTTGATCGTCGGCAGCGCATCGTTCACCGGGCCGGTTGCGTACTCGCTGCCAGGGATACGCGTCCACCGCGGCACGATGCACGGGAAATCGCGAAAGCCAGATTCTTTGCACAAGCGCTTGCTATCGACGTGCACATGGCACGAGGCAAAGCGCATATTGCGAGCGAAGGCCGCATCTGGCGACCACACGGCACGCGGGTAGATCGCGTGGATAAATTGCACTGGCGATTGCGATTGAGTGCCACTGGCGGCACGCATCACGCTATCCGGCAGGTTATCCGCGCCAAAGTAATCGACGGCTTGCTGCGCCGTGAGCGTGTACTCGCGATAGATCGTATCGATCAGTCCGCCCACTTTGGACGCGGACACATAGCACGAGGCGAGCGGCCACTGCTCGAACATAAAGCCGCCATTTTCCTTATCGACGTCCACGAACTGCACGAACCAGCCGGCAACAACACCATCCAAATTACACTCAAAGCTTTCGCTGTCGAAGCTGCCTGAGTGAATGTTCGACCACAGCGCGCGCGATGACTCGCCCAGCCACGTGTTGCCCTCGTCATCGATGCCGCGCATCTCCAGTTCAAACCATAGCGAATTAGCCGGGATCATGCCGCCGCAAATGGTGGCTGTTAAATCGCGCGATGCTTCGGTTGCAGTCGCGTCAACGCAGTTGAATGCGAGCTTGTCGAGTGCTTGCTGTGCGTCTAGCTGCTGGCCGTTAAAGCCACTGCCGCGAATGGGGTGCGTGAAGTTGTAGCAGTCCTGCCAAACCTGTTCATGCGGTAGGCGATTGGATTTGCGAGAGCTTAACTCGCGAACGATTTGCAAGGGATCCGCAGCCATTTCCTTCAGTACAGCAGCGATTGATTCGACTGCGCTCCGGTCAGCAAGCTAGATCCACCTTGCGCGCGGCGTTTCTTTTTCTGGATTAAGCGCGAGTTCTCGTCGTTGATGATCGCATTCTGTGCATCGGTCGCAGCCTTGTCGCTCGCGGCTTTCTCTGCTGCTGCTTTCTCCGCTTCTTGCGCGGCAATCTCTTGGTCACTGGGAAATGTTTTAGTGGCCCACTCGTCCTGTTTTTTGATGAGCTTGTCGTCTTGTTTAGAAATCTGTTTGCCAGCGAGATACCCGGTCACTGGATCGCCACCAGTGATGCCAAGCCCTGTGCCAAATGCGCCCACCTTGCGCAGCGACTTACCCAATCCCTTGGTGGCAAACTTCGTGATCTTGCGAATGGCGCTGCCGCACATAGCGCTACCCGTTCGCCTGTGCTTGCGCGACTTCAGGGATCACCCAGCCTTGTTTCGTCAGCGTGTTGACTTTAATCGTTTTCGGGTCCACTTGGGATTGATCCGGCAAGCCAGGCGCCGGCGCGTTCAAAATCACCGGCTGCACGATCTGCGCAATGCCAGCCACGAGCGGCGCGTCGTCACCATCGGGCGGCAGGATCAACGACTCAGTTGGCGCCTCTGCCGGGGCTTCGGTCTGCGCCGAATCTCCAGGGGTTTCGACGTGCAGCGGACGTGCGTGCTTGGACATGAATCGGCTCCAGTGACGTGAGGTGAAACGGCAGCGGCGTGATGGTGCCGCCGTGGCTTGTCAAAAATCTTCACACACGGGCGCAGCTGAGCACGACCGGCTGCTTGGGCAGCTGCTCGCGTGGCTTGCTCGTGACTTGCACCCACAGCGCGACGAGCTCTTCGCCTGTGGCATGCGAGGGTGCCCCACCACCGTGCCCGTACCAGCTAATCGCCGCGCGCGTCTTGCCAATCTCGCGGCCAATGTCGTGCAGCGTCATGCCGTGCGAGACACGTAGCTCGCGCACCAGTGCCGGCCAGTCGACCATGAGCTTGCCGTTCACGTGGTGCATTGCCAGCCTTTCGCGTGCAGTACGCGCATCGTGAATTCAATGGCAGGCTTGGTGCGCTTTTCGACTTCTTGCGTGGTGAAGGCCAGCAGTGCGTGACCGGCGAGCGTCGCGTCGTTGCGCTTGCGCATGTTGCGCTGAATGTCGACCGGATGCCCGTGCGCGCCTTGCGTCCAGATACCGCCATCGATCTCAACGATCAGCCGGTACTCAGGGAAGTAAAAATCGAACTGCCAGGCGAGCGGCTTAGCGCGTTTGCGTTCACTTTGGTCTGATTTTTCAAGCTGCCACTGGCGCACGTACGAAGGCACTCGAAACCGGCGCAAGTCGAAATCAAAAATATCTTCGGCTTTGGTCTTGCTGCTGCGTTTGGCGTGACGCGCGTGCAATGCTGCGATCGCATCACTCGTGCTCAAATCGCCAATGGCAAGCTGCTGCGTCATAGCTGGTACATGTGCTTGACGAGTTGACGCATGCGCCGTTCACACTCGCGCTTGCCTTGGTGCGGCTTGTACTTGCTCGCCTTGCCAAAGAGTTCGAAATTCACAGCCTGCTGCGCGGTGAACCAATTGCGAAACCGGGTTTTCATTCGTCGTCCTCGCCTTCGCCAAACGAATTTAGCGGCAAATCCTGCTGCGCATCGTCCGCGCTTAATTCCGCAGAACATTCGATTTGCACTTCGTGATTGATTTGGCCTTGCAATCGCGCTGCACGAGCGTCAAGCGTTGGCACCGTGTTCACCATGAAACTGATTTCCGTCAAGCCACCGGGCTGCGGCTCAAGCTTGATCGATTTGATTTTGCATGACGTGAATTTAATTTCCTCGTTGTCGATCGAATGCACGATGCGCACGAGCCCGCCTTCGAACTTGTGCTTGAGTTGCAGCGGTTTGAGCTGCGGAAATAACGGCTGCGTCATCTCACCAGCACGATCGACGAACAGCGCTTGACGCGCTAACGGCTCTTGCAACAACGCTGCGAGCTCATGATCGTCAATCATCACGCCTACGATCGGGATGCTGTACGCAGTGACAGAATCCTCGCCATGCATCTCGCCACGCGCTTGAATTTGGTTGCCAATCTTCGCTTGCCGCAAACTAATGCTGAACATGTTTTTCCCCGTTATCGTTGTGAAATTGTGATGCGTGTAACGCGCGCGTGCGCGAGTATTCGCGTTATGCGGCTATCCCCTCGCCCTCCAATGGCCAAGTCCCAGTCACGTGCCGTTGGCGCAAATACTGGCGCCGATCGGCTTCGAATTCGGCACGTGTTTGTGGTTGCCAGAGTGCGCGCCAACGCTTGTGCAGTGCCTCAGTGAATTCGTTTTCGCCAACGGTTTCCTCGCTGTCGACCAAGGCGTAATCCGCGGCAATTTGGTTCTTGGCGGCGATAATGTTGGCAAGCGATGCGCGTGATGCGGCGCCGTTGAGTTTCAGGAATTCCAGCAAGCGCCGATTGGCAAACGCGGCGAAAGGATCTTGCGGCGGAAGTTTCTCTGCGGGTGCTGGTGCACGGGTTGTGGTGCGCAAGTCGCGCGAGATTTTCCACACGGTTGACACGCTCGGAATTTTCTCCGGTCCTTGCTCGCTGAGCACGAAATCAACCACGCGAACGAGCATGGCCAAGTGCATTTTGGCGAGCCCGCGCCAGTAGGATTCCATGCGTTCCGGTGTCAGGAAATACCCCGGAAAGCCGCCGATCATAACGGTGATTTGCTCTTCGAAAGCCTTGCGTTCAGTGCTGTGCATGATCCCTCTGGGCGCGATGTTTGCGGATAGTTTCGATGGGGATGAAGTCTAGCTCGCGGGCGATTTCCGCGTCGGTTTTGCCTTCCACCATGGCCCGCTCGATGGCTTCGGTTTCGAGTTCGTCGGCGGTTTTGAGATTGAGATTGGGCAGGCTGCGAGGCGCGTGGCCGTTGTGTTTGCCGCGGTCTGCCTCGTTGCGGCACCAGTTGCGCCAGGTGGCTTCCCAGTCGCGTTTGCGGGCATTGGCACCACTGGCCGCGCGCCAGTAGTCCGTGAACTTGGCGAACGTGCGCAGCGGGTCTAGGTGCTCGGCTTCGGCGATCAGTCTGCGTTCAACCGTGAGCAGCCAGTCGTCGGGAATGCGCGAAGCGCGTTCTAGACTCTTGGTTTTTTCTGGATTGGATTGGGATGGATTAGGATGGGATGGGATGGGATGGGATGGATGGCATTGCAAAATTTTAGCAATTGCTATGCCATTTGCCATTTGGTTGCTATCGTCTTGCTGTGGCTTTTGCCATCGTTTTGCTGCACCGTTTGCTCCTGCGGTTGCCCGCTTGTTTGCTATCTCGTTGGTCTTGTCGCGATG